AAAAAATGATATAATAATACTGAGTATGAGCAGTATATTAGACAGAAAACAATTAGATATAGATAACTTTGAGGGTGCTATTGCGGTAGGAACACGCCCTCAACAATTACTTAATATGTTCCAAAAGACAGGTAAGGAAATGGACGAGTGGTGTGGTGAAAACTACGGCATTCCGAACTTTCATACTGTTTATGATATGGTAAGACAAGCATGCTACGTAGATTTTATGCAGTGTGTAAAAGATTTAGGAGTGGCTGGTAATCCAAGTGCTCTTAAAATTATTTCCGATGCGATTAACGAACATAACGAAGCGGACAGTATCGTAAAGATTGTATTCGAAAATAACTTAAAAATGGAAAACGAAGAGGACAAATAATTAAATGGCTATAAAGAAAAGAACTTTAATCGAAAAGATTTGCGACCAAGCAAAAATGGAAAATTCCGATTTGAAGGGGGACAAAACGAGAGGGCACTATATCGGGAAGGAATGGGCGAAAATAGGCGAAAATAAGGACTTTCAGCCATTTTTCCATAAACATGTAGTGTCTTTATCAGATAAGCCCGTTTCTTTAAAGAACTTTACGAATTTTGACCCAGATGTTCGCTCCACAGCGGGGTGGTATAACATAAAATACATTCCGGCTAACAATAAGTGGCGTGTAGAAGATAAACCGTATGTTATCGGGCAAGATTTGGTTCGCATCCGCGTGACCGTATCAGGCCCTAAACACTGGCACATGCTCGCGAAACGAATTCCGGAACTAGGCTGGGTTGACCGAAACGGAACGCTCACAGACTATATGTTTGGAATCGCTAAGGCTCACCCCGGAATGAACTTCTACTTCTCTGTCGACTGGCCTCGCTACGATAAGATGATTAGAAAAAAAGCAGCGGAACAGAACATTGATATTGATAACGCTCCGTTTGTGACGTATATGACCACAGAAGATAAGTTAGCCGAACTTAACACTACTTACCTTCTCGCACCTGAGCGCACAAGGGAAGATTATAAAGAAGAAATAGCCGCCTTTGATAAATTAAAGGAAGAAGATGTGACTTATGAATAAGAGTTTAACAGTTAAAGAATACATAAGACGTAAAGCGTTAGGAATTACAGGATTGATTGAGTCTGGTATTGACCCTAGAGTTAGGGACGACAGACTCACTTTCGTAAATAACATAAACGAGGTTCAAAAGAATAAGTTGAAAGAATATAACGTTTGGTATACAGGCGATTCGGATGAACTTATAAATTTCTATACCCGTGCTGCTAGTATCGATTATAACACAGACCCGCTATATAACAGAAACAAAAAGTCTTATTTCTGGGCGGTAAGTTCCACAGAAAACGATATTAAACGTTCGCACTCCGGTATGCCTCGTAACATTGTCGACACTCTTGTAAACATCGTCGGAATTCCTCGCATCGGCGTGGGACGTCCCGAAGCGGCACTATCCGTGCTAGATACGCGTATGAAGGAAATTCTGGACGAGAATGACTTCGCTAGAAATTTAATACAAAAGGCCAGACCGTTCACCCTCGTAGAAGGATGGGGGGCATGGAAGATTAACTGGGACACAGAATTCTCTGATGTGCCGATATTAATATATTACCGTGCAGATGCAGTAGATTTTATTTACCGCTCCGGTCGTCTGGTAGCAATTATTTACAAGGACTACTATCAGGACGAGAAGGGACATAACTACATCCTGTTCGAAACGAGACGAATCGCTAAGAAGGATAACTTACCGTGCTTATTTATAGAGAAGGAATTGTTCAGGATTAACGGGGACTCAGATGTTCTCACTCCGATGGAACTTAAATCTCTTCCACAGTTAAGAGATGTTGCACCTGTTATTTGCATCGAGAACTTCAATAGATTCCTTGGCTATCCGTGCATATATTACGAAGATAATACTGAAGACTGTTACGGTCGAAGCATATTCACCGGAAAGATTGACCTGTTCGATGACGAAGACCAATGTCACTCTCAGGCTGCAAATGCAGTTCGCCGCAGCACGGTTCACGAATACTTCAACGTTCAGTATCTGGAAAGAGATGCCAGAACCGGAATGCCTAAGATGCCACACGACTTCGACAGAAAGTATATTGCATTTAAAGGAGCGAAGGGTGGAGATGGTGCCGTATCAGGAGGGCTTCCTGTTCAGGTAACTCAACCATCAATTGATTTCTCTCAATACGGAATGGAAGAACAAAACATCTTATTGAACATAATTAATGGTATTATGTCCCCAGCGACATTAGGTATCGACATCGGTAAGAAAGATAACGCTGATGCTCAAAGGGAGAAGGAAAAAGTTACTATTTTCACCAGAAACACAATTAAGAACGAAGAAGGTAAGACTATCCGTGCTATTGTAAACGATTTACTCTGCGCAGATGAGTTGATGCACTTCGGAAAATTAACTTGTAAGAAGTATGACGTATATGTTCAATACGACGAGTTTGCTGATGCTTCATTCGAATCGAAATTAGAAGCCGTGCTTACAGGCTGGCAAGGCGGGTTGGTTTCAGATGAGATGGCAGTGGATTATCTATACGGTGATTCAATTTCAAAAGAAATCAGGGAAAGAGAATTGAATTTCATTAAACAGCAAAGAGACGCTCAGCAACAATCGATGATGCCTGAAGACCTTGCAGCATTTGGCGACATGGGTGCGGAGAATGCATATAATGATACTCACGAGAAAGCCCACATCGATGAAGTTCAGGAAGATGAAGGCGTCCCTGAGTTGACCGATTACGCAGCGATTCATGGGTAACCGTGCTAAGAATTTAAAATAAAAAAAGAACCAGATTAGTTTCTGGTTTTTTTCTGTTTTTTTTATTAATCTGAGTTTCGGTTTTTATAGTTTTCGATAACTCGATTCGTTAATTCACTGTAATCGTCATCACTGAGACTGTCGAATGCTTCCTCGAATAACGCGCGAATGAGTTCCTTGACCGCTTCGGATTGAATTCGTTCGTTTATAGTCGTTTCGAATCCGTATTTTTGAACATCGTTAATAATTTGCTCGTAAATATCGGCGGATTTAATTTCGTCCTCGTGGCAGAACCAAATTGCGCCGTCTGAAGACTTACATGTATAATCCTCGTCTATATCGTCTACGCCCGTAATTTTAACGATTTCGCCTATTTCGAAGTGGTGCCCCCAGTGTCTAGCAGTGATTTTTACAAGTTCACCTTCTTTAAACTTCATATTCTTCTCCTTTTCTACCTCTAGTATAGCATAACAGTTTTATTTGTCAAGCAAAATTTTTAAATATATTCTCACCGTGCTAATCCAGAAGCAAAAAAATAAAAGCGGGATTAATTACCCGCTAATATTTCATAAGTGAATTCTAGTTCACCTGCTTTATTGTAGCAATTTACGATGTTATCCTGATAATCGTATTGAGACGCTTTCTCCCACCATAGCCACGAATCGCGCCCATCGTCTTTCTTAAATGCGATTGCGTTCGTTTGAACCTGACTAATAGGGCGGATTTCTCCGATTCTTTCAGGTTTACAGTAGTTATAGAGAGTTTTTACCTTGACTCCTATTTGTAAGTCACGTTTTAATTGTGCAAATGTTTTTTTCATATCTTTTCTCCTTGCAAATACAGTATAACATATCCTGAGCGATTGTCAACAGTAAATTTTAAATTATTTTTTAGCACGGTAGCCAGACGCCAGAAAAAAGCGGCTGTTTGGCCGCCGTTTTTATTAGTGTTGGGTAAATACTACCGATTGTCCGCTCTTTAAATGCCAGCATTTTTGGCAATTATAGCATTTTCCGCCACATGGAGAAGCGTTTTTTGGAATTACGGGATTTAATTCACTGTTTTTAAAATTAACGTATGTAACGGGCAATTTATGAGGGTTGTCAATTTTAAATTTTTTATCCCATGCGGAGAAAACTACACTTAAATTTTTAGGAATTTTGCCGCCGTTGTTTAAATAGTCGTTTACAATTTCGAATTTTTTAGTAAATGCTAAGAATTTTGTGTGTTTGCATGCGTTCGCGAGGTTTATCATGCCTAAAAAATACTCTTTGTTTGGTATATCTCCGCTGCTATGAAAACGGAAGTATTTATAAGTTGTCAAGCCTGTTGTTAAAAAGTCGTAAATGTCCTTAAAATACTGTTTTGAGTCGTTTATAAAGCATGCTAAATTGTAAACATGTGATTCTTTTACTTTAGGAAATGTAAAATTGCCGCGTGTTGCGTAGCATAAATGCTTACAAGGCGCATTCGCTCTACATGTTTTTACTGCTGGGAGGTTTATTGAAGGAATAGCCCCGCTTAATTTTGAATTTGTAACACTGATTTTTACTTTCATATCTTTTGTCCTCTTTTGTAACTACAGTATAACATATTTTAAAAGAATGTCAATAGAAAAAAATAAAAAAATCTGAAGCAGGGGCGGCGATGAATAGCACGGTATACCGTTATAAAAGAAAAACCCCGGATTGTCCCGGGATTATTTGATTTTTTTGGCGTAAAGTTCCTCGTCTTCTACATACCAGAAGTCGTCTTCATTTTCTGCTTTATAACTCCATTTAGAAACTGAAGTAATTGTTACGATTTCACCTTTTTTGAATTGGTGCCCATGTAGATTTTTCTTGATTTTTACCTTATCGCCTACTTTAAATTTTACCGCCGCCATAATTATTTACCTTTCTTTTCTTCATTTGGCCTTTCTCATCGTAGTAATACTCGATGTTAGCGTCTTTGTTTTTGTAATTTTTCTTACAAACTCTTTTAAATTTGAATGTTGTCCCATAATAATACGGGAATGGCGTATCTAAGAAATTCATTCTTTACTCCTCCAGTGTTTTGTGTTATCGAGAAAATAGATTTCTTCGCGAGTTCCACTTAACAAAATGTCAACGCCTGTTCTTGCGTTTTCTAAGTCTGTAAATGGAATACATTTGCCCTTGTGGTGTTTACTTACTACACATGCAAAATCTTTTCCACTAATAATTTGATAACGCCTGTAATAATTGATTTTCATTTTTCTTTCCTCCTACTAACAGTTTATCACAATTCCGATTTTTGTCAACTCATTTTTTAATTCTTCCGAATCTTTTCTAATAAAATCGAGTGATTTCTTTTGCGCTTCGGTGTAAGCCGATAACATACGCTTTGTTTTGATGTTTTTAGCCTGTTCTAGACACTTTTCGGTATCGTTCGCGTAAACATCAGGGAATAAATGTTTCAGGGCCTTAACGAGGTCATTTTCATTTAGATTAAATTCGTTTAATAATTTCATGGTTTCAACGTTTAACCATATTTTTTCGTTGGGTCTTTCCATACCTTTCTCCTTTCGACACATATATCATAACATAAATAAAATAATTGTCAATACTAAATTTTAAAAAATTTCTCAGGAAGACTTACCGTGCTTAATCAGGAAGCACAAAAAAAGCGGATTGTTAATAATCCACTCTTTTGTTTCGCCTAAACGAACCCTTGCCCTTTTTCGGCTTAAATACGTTTGAGTGCGTATTCTTTTGCACTTCAAAGTGCATTTTATTAGGCAATTTGGTTTGGTCAACCTTTATTTTGATTTTTTCCATTTTAATTTCCTCCGTTATAATACCTTGATGTATCTAAAGTTGTGTGTGAGTCGTTTTTATCATTTAAGT